GTACCATTCGTCCAAATACTCATGAACGACTGGCCAATTGCAGAAACCATGCCTTTCAGGGCTTCCAACGCGGCTTTCGCTGAATCAATAGTCGCCTGCCCATATTGCGCCCACGAATCCTGAAATACTTTCCAGAAGTCGGTAAGCCATTGCGGCATGGGGATTTTCGAATAATCCGTATCAAATTGCGGTTCTCCTGGCTTCGGCTGCTCCTGCTTCTCTGTGTTATTGCCGAGCTTTTGAATGGTGTCGAAGCTGGCAAGAGCCTTTTCCGCATCCTTTGTCGCCTGCGTTGTCTCTTCCGTCGCCTGCGCCTGCTGATGCAGGGCATCCGCGTTCTCCTGTGCCTTTTGTGCGGTAGTGCCAAATACAGACGCTACAAACTGCGCCATCTGCGCCGTAACCTGTGCCAAGGCTTTCATCAGCATATTGAGCCACGGCAGGATAGTGTCATAGATCGGCTGAAACGCCGTCAGCAGATTGCTCTTGATCTGGCCGAATGATTTTGCGAAATCCTTATTTGCAAGCAGCGCCTTTCCCAAGTCCTCGGTTAAGGCAGTCAGCGCCCTCGATATAATATTGAAAAACAGTGCGCCCGCAACAATGCTGCGGAGACGGACTGCAACGGCACTTGCCTTTTTGCTGGTCTTATCGAGCACTTTGGCGCTGGATTTCCCGAATGAACTGATCTTGTTTTTCGCCTTATCAGCAGCCGCCCCGATGCCGCTGCCGAGATTCTTTTTCAGGCTCCCGAAGGTGTTGGCAAGGGCAGTTTTCAGTTTGCCTATAATGCTGTTGTTCTGCCTGATTTTCTCATTTACCGTATTCGAGAAGTCGGAAAATTCCGCTTTTGACTGTTGCAGCCCCGCGCGCATGTTCTCAAGCTTGACCTGCTCATTGGACAAATTACTCTCAAGATTCTGCCCAACCGTGCTGTTCCGTGCGCTCTCAACCGTTTCTGCCAGCGTTTGACGAAGCTGCGCGGCTTTTTCGTCGGCTTTTCTCAATCCCTCGGCGAGGCGGTCCGATTCTGCGGTAAGGGCATTCAACCTTTGCGCGGATTCAGAAAACTCTTCCTGTGGAATCGCGCCTACGGCAGCCTGTTTGAGCTTTTCTCCGTATTCAGCCTGCGCCGAATACGCTTTAGCGTTTACCTCTTCAAGCTGCTGCGCCAGCTTTTTTGCCTCGGCTTCCGTCGCTTCCAAATCAGACTTCATTTTCAGCCCGCGAGCGCCGCCGGAGGACACCTTTTCCCATTGCGCGGCAAGCTTCTTGACTTTCTCTGCCTGACGCTCTACGGCGGCAGTCTGCTTCTCAATATCCTTTGACATTTGGGCAATCTGCTTTTTAGCCTGTTCGTCGCTTACGGTAGCTTCTATTCTGATGGAGCCGTCTGCATTTGCCATTCAATCACCCCTTTCCTTTAAAAATGGGTATAAGAAAACCACCCTACGATGTGTAAGGTGGTCTATGTGTTGAGTTGTTTCTGCCTTGACATTGGCCGCACGCATGATATAATATAGATACAAAGGGCGCAGTCGGTAGACGGTTAGCCCCATGAAGCATTAGAAGTAGCCGCTTC